AAACAATACTTTTCACAGCACATCAAATTGTGATTGGAGTAGTATTCCTCATCTTAATCTACTAAAAGAGAAATTAGAGTTCTTACCCAGGTTTATTTTCAATCAAGGATGGTGGATTAATATACAACGTAATGGAGATTATAATGTAGCACATACTCATCCTGGTTCTGATTTATCTTTTATTTGGTATCTTACTGACAATCATAATTCTTTAGTTTTTAATCATCCTAGTTATAATATGACAAGGACAAGGTTATATGAAACATTTAAAAAAAGAAATAATAACCCATTTTTTTGGACACATTACAATTGGAATTGTAGTGCAGGAGATATATTAGTCTTTCCTTCTGATACTTTACATTGGACTGATTCTCATAATAAAACAGAACCAAGGATTAGTTTAGCGGGAAACCTTGCCATGAATTATTAATTGACACTATACATATAATAGATTATAATTGAATTGAAGGTTTAAAAGGTCTTATGGCAAAAGGATTTACTGTTAAGGCAAATGCTCCCAAAAAGAAAGCACAAGATTGGGACTATGATGCTATTAAAGCAAGAATGAAAGGAAAGACGATTGTATTCTGTCTTCCAGGTCGTGGGTGTTCGTACATTTTTCTGAAGAACTTTGTGCAGTTATGCTTTGACATGGTTCAGAATGGTATGTCTATCCAAATATCACAGGATTATTCATCCATGGTAAACTTTGCACGTTGTAAATGTTTAGGTGCAAATGTATTAAGAGGTCCTGAACAAATACCTTGGGATGGTAAGTTAAAGTATGATTGGCAACTATGGATTGACTCGGATATTGTCTTTGACTCTAACAAGTTCTGGCAATTATGTGATCTGGCAATTCCTACAGAGAACGAAGAGGATGATAGACGTATCTCTGCTGGTTGGTATGCTACAGAGGATGGGTCTACTACATCTGTCGCACACTGGTTAGACGAAGAAGATTTCCGTAAGAATGGCGGGGTTATGAATCATGAAACCGTCGAAAGTATCTCGAAACGTAGAAAGCCTTTTACAGTTGACTATACAGGTTTCGGATGGTTGTTAGTTAAGAAGGGAGTATTTGAAGAACTTGAGTATCCATGGTTTGCTCCTAAGATGCAAGTCTTTGAATCAGGTAATGTACAAGACATGTGCGGCGAAGACGTATCCTTCTGCTTAGATGCAAAGGAACAGGGCGATGAAATTTGGTGTGATCCTCGGATTAGGGTAGGTCACGAAAAAACTCGTATTATATAAGTATGGGATTATTTGGAAGTAAACCCGTGTTTTCCCATAAGACAGATGAGCAACTCTGGTATGAAATATCAGAGAACCTCACCGAACTTTCTCGGAGAGATAAAGTTAATTACCGTGTCCGTGCGACTCGTGACTCGGTAAAGAAAAAACTACAAGAACTTAATTTATTATGATTTATTCTATTGGTGCAATCCTTATCATTGCTTTTATCATCTGTATGTACTTTATGTTTAAATATAATCCTCATTAAATGACCAAATTATACAATATAATATACAAAACAGAAAAATTACATCAAAGATTAACTGCTGAAGAAGCAGCAGATAAGTTACAGGACTATGCAGACAAGTTTTATGCTCAAAAAGACGATCCAATTGCATGGCCATTTAATCCACAAGACCTAACTATGGAGGAAATTATTGATGCCGGTTAAAACTAAATCAGGAACATGGGGATCTCTCCAGTTCGTAGAGACAATTCCTAAAAAAACTCGTCAAGGAACAGGTAAACATACCAAATACGCCGCGAGTTCTCGGAATGAAGCAAAGAAAAAGTATCGTGGTCAAGGGAGGTAATACTCCCTTTTTTATATGAAACTAAAAATACGTGAAAAATTAGAAGTTTTAATTGATCATTACCCCAATTATACATCTTTAAATGCAAAATTAATGGAAGATGTTAAAAGGGCAGACTATTCTGTGTCATATACATCCAATATTTACGGAAAACATTCAAATTGGAACACTAAAACTGATAATATTAAGTTTATAACCGATTGGGTATACTGGATTCTTAATCAAAACTATGGATTAATCAAAAATGGTTATGAACATAGGTTAAATTTTTACGAAACTTGGTTTGCAATCTATGATAAAGGGGAATATGCCAAGGAACACTGTCATGAACTCTCTGTTTGGAGCTTTGTTTACTTTATAACCTGTCCAAAAGGGTCTTCTCCTCTTGTTTTTACTAATAGTGGAAGAAAAATAAAGGCAGAAGAAGGAAAAATAGTGATTTTTCCCGGTCATCTATGTCATCATGTACCTAAGAATGGTTGTAATGGGCGAATTGTGCTTGCTGGTAACTGTTTACAAGACCAAACACCAATAGATTGTCACTTTATACAAAGTAGTGAAGAAGAATTTGTTAAAAATGGCGGAATTATGAATGTGTAAATAGAAAAAATCGACGGTTTAGGGAAATGAATGACTTTCTAGACAATTTAGCGAATGATCAGCACCAAAAAATGTTAAGAGAAATCGCAAATGATGCCATAACACCCAAAAAACGTGATAGAACAGTCCAAAATGACCTCTATGAGAAGAAAAAAGACGATGATTTCTATGAAGGACTCGATTATGACGACGATATGATACCCTCAGCAGAATTTTAGTTATAAATCCTTAATAAATAAACAATAATCGCTATAATATAGTGCCTCTAGAAAGGGTTAGTCCCGGTTTTAAAGATATTAGCATGACTTTTCAGGCAAATCCCCTGAATTTCGATCTTATTGGGCTTAAAAACGAAAATGCAATTGCTCGTTCAGTGAGAAATATTGTATTTACTCTTCCTGGAGAGAAATTTTTTGATCAAGATTTTGGATCACGTATTTCTGCTTCACTTTTTGAGAATTTAGATGATATTAGTGCAGATCTTATTGTTGATGAGATTACACAATCTATTAATAACTATGAACCGAGGGTTTCGTTGACAAATGTACAAGCATTTGCGAATTTTGACAACAATCAATTTGATGTACTTATTGAATATGACATTATAGGTGCAGACCTTCCACCACAAGAACTACAATTCGCGTTGCAATCAACCAGATAAGATAAATGCCATTAGTAAACTTCTCTAATCTTGATTTTGATCAAGTTAAAACATCACTTAAAGATTATTTAAAGGCAAATTCTACCTTTACTGACTATGATTTTGAAGGATCTAATCTTTCAACGATAATTGACCTGTTAGCATACAATACTTACATTACTTCATACAATGCCAACATGGTATCTAATGAAGTATTCATTGATAGTGCTACTTTAAGAGAAAATGTGGTCTCTTTAGCGCGAAATATTGGATATTTACCCAAATCTAGGAAAGCAGCATCTGCGACAATTAGTTTTTTCGTAGATTGTAGCAGTATTACACCTACTCCTGCTTCAATTACCTTAAATAAGGGTCCAGTTTTAGCAACAACCGGTGTTTTTGGTAATCAATCCTTTATTTTCTCAATTGTAAGTGATATTACAGTCCCAGTATTGAATGGAATTGCTTCTTTTGATGAAATTGCTGTTTATGAAGGTAATTTTTTAACATCTAACTTTACATATAGTACTAGAACACCAAATCAGAAGTTTATTTTACCAAATACTGGAATTGACTCTTCTTTAATCCGAGTAAATGTAAAAGGAACAGAACAATCTACTACAAAAGTTAATTATACCTCTCAAGACAGTCTTTTTGATATAGATGCAACTTCAAATGTATATTATTTACAAGAAATTGAAAATGAAAGGTATCAATTAATATTTGGAGACGGTATTTTTGGAAAAGCACTCGAAGAAGGGAATTATATCACTGCAGAATACATTGTAACTAATGGAGATAGTGCAAATGGTGTAAATCAGTTCGAATTTGCTGGAAATTTAACTTATGTTAGAAATGGACTGAATTATACCGTCACTGAAGGCATTTCTTTAGTAACTACTGACATTTCAGCTAAAGGTGGCGAGAATATTGAGTCTGTAGATTCAATTAAGAAGTTTGCACCTCGAATTTATGCTTCTCAAAACCGTGCATTGACTGCAAATGACTATGAAACACTAATTCCAGCAAAAATTTATCCTGAAACTGAGTCAATTTCAGTTTTTGGTGGTGAAGAGCTAATTCCACCTCAATATGGAAAAGTTTTTATTAGTATTAAACCCAAAACGGGTGATTTCTTACCTAATCTAATAAAAGAAAACATTAGGATGAAATTGAAGAAATATGCGGTTGCTGGAATTGTTCCAGAAATCCTTGATTTGAAATATCTTTATATTGAAGTCAATTCTAAGATTTATTATAACACTAATCTAGCATCTACTGGGGCTGCTGTTTCAAGTGTAGTCTCTACCAATGCAA